ATAACGGAGTCAGGATATTTTTGAAATAAGCGAAGTACTTTTTCTTGGAAAGGATAGAGATCAAACAATTGTCGACCTCTTTGTGGGTGTTGGATCGTATAATACTTCTTCATGAAGTACACAGGATCTTGAGCGCATTTAATGAACTCCTCTTTTATCTTTTCTTTTATACTTATTTGCTCAGACACGAACTGCTTTTAATTTATAAATATATATTTTATTCGGTCAATGCAACTGTATATTTATTAAGTGACAAAACAAATAGAATATTTCTATTCTTATTGAATTCCTAATTGCACACGAATAAAATCTCCAGCATAACCAACCAATTCTGGAATATCCTTAACTCCTGGATGGTCGTTTACTGCTGATTGTGCTGCATCGCTTGTTAGTTCATCAAGAGATTGTCCAGCTACAGCTTGCAAAGCTAAAATTAATCCTAACATAAAATTATCTGTTAGTAATCCAAGTTTGATTTCGTTTTTCATTTTACTTTTATTTTGTTATATATAAATATGTTAGTCCGCCTATAATAGCGCTTAATGTTATTTTAGTGAATAGTAGTTTTACTTTAAGTTTTTTATTTTGCTTACGTAACTGATCTACCCATTTACCTTGCATATCGAATTTTAGTTGCTCGTTTTTGATACGATCTTCGTATATTTCACCTTTTTTTATATGTTGGGCTATAACACTATCTTTTAATGTTACTTTTTGTTCAGTTAAAGTAAGTTGTTCTTTAGTTAATTCAAGTATTGCTTTAGTGCTATCACATCCTACTAATTCTTTAGCTATTTTTTTAGCAACTGAGTATGGTAAGTGAATTGTATCTTCTGTATAGTAAGTGACATTACCTAAACTATCATATGTAGGTACATGTTGTCCTTTAGATGAAAGTGATAATATTATTAATAGTATAGTTAGTATTTGTTTCATTTTTTTTATTATTAATTATTGAAAGCAGAATAATATATAGTCTTACCTTGTACTTCTATACTTTCTATATCATCATAATCAATTGCATCTTTACTAAACGATAATATTATACCTCTAAAAGGAGGATCAAATACATCATCTACCGCGGTACCCTTAGTATAGTCCCCATTAGGTAAAAATTTATCTAGATGTAAATCAGGTCTATTTATTTTACGTTCTACTTCAGCTTGATTTTGATTTAAAAAATTAGCTAATTCTTCTCCAGTATCATTCTTATCTTCATTTAAAGAAGAAGACTCTAACGCGTCTATAACTGTTTGAAAATCTTCTTTTTTCCACTCTGGGTAGTATTCTGATTTTATATCAGCTGATTTTCCTTGCGCCATCGAGTAAAAATCATTTTTAGCTAGTTTTTCCCAAGTAAATTTATCTTTTTTATATTGTTTTATTGTATTTACAATTTCTTGAGGATTAGCACCTGGTCCTTCTTTATATTCATAAGAATATCCTGAAGAATCATCATCATAGTTTTCTTTAATGATTCCCGCTAATTTCTGCATTCTTTTAATTTCGTTAAGATGTTGTTTCATTAGTAGTTGTATCTTTTTTTAAAAAATGAATCTAATTCAGTAAGAGTATAATTATTAACTTGCTGACTTATTTCATGATAATATTCTTTAATAATTGTTGTTTTTTCTTTTATATTATCAATTTTATCATCAACTTGTTTAACTTCAGTTTCATAAACATGAATAGTACTATCAATTTGTTTTTGATGTTCTATTAATTGTTTATTAAGATTAGTTAATGAGTCGATTGTTGCTTTAATATCAGCGGGAATTTGTGGTTTACGTGTTGCAAGTAATATAACTCCGTATAGTAAAACAAATCCTAATACTATATATAGCACTGTTTTATAATTAATCTTCTGTATCGGTATCTGTGGGATTTTCAACTGCTTTGATTTTATCTTTTAGTTGTTTTATTTTATTTGGAATGTCTCCTATCGCTTTTTTATAATCAGAAATGCTGCCTTTGACTTTTCTGCCTTGCGGCGTATCTTCAGTGTATTTAAAAATTATGTCTTTTGCCTTTGCTTGTAATTGCGCCAATTCTTTTTTATTCTTATCTAAATCCTTCATGTCCTTATCAGTAGATTTCATATCTTCTTCTGTAGGCTCTTCAGTATCTTTGTCTTCAAACATTCTTATTTTTCCTGTTAAGGTAAGATTGTTTTCTATTAGATATTTTTGTAAGTCGAATGACATATTATATGTGTTGAATTTTTGAAATTTCTATAGTGCCTTGTGTTGTTCCATTATTTCTGGCATTCAATGTTATTTTAATATTATCATCTTTCTTCTTGGACGCTAATATCTCTATGACCAATCCCCCAAAAGTAGATGTGTCTGTTATTTTTATAGGTTGTATTTTGTCTTCAACATATAAGGAAAGAGCACTACCAGCTTCGAAAGTTTCTATTTTTCCAGATTCTCCTGTACTTGATGCTATAACTTTATAGAACGTAGGAGAAACATCTCCGAGAGACATTGCAAAAGCGGCTAATGCCAGTAAAGCATCATCTATAGATTGTACGCCTTCATCGTTTGTTATTTGAGTAAAAAAGAAATTTAATGATTTCAATGCAGCATACTTTCCTCTAAGTTGTTCTACTTTTATATTTTTTACATCTGTTTCAGGTATATCGTATTTTATATTTTTGTTGCTTTTTACGTACGATAATATAGACTTTCTTAACCTTTCTATGCCCTCTCTGTATTTCTTTTCGTTATAATTTTGTTCGTCTGATGTTAAGTTATACTCTGTTTTCGCTTTTTTAAACTTATCAAAATATGCTTTCGCTTTTCCTCCTTGGGCTTTTTCAAATTTTAATGACACCGCAACCAATGGAGCATTTACTGATCCCCATTTTGAAACGAATGCATTATTTAATATGCCGGCTGTTTGAGAAGAATCTTCAGATTTGGCTTTTTGTAAAATACTTTGAGCTTTCTTTTCATTAATGACTACGTAAACATCGCCAGGGCACCACTTATCTGCGGGCATGCCTAATTTTTCATGCGCAACAGATCTAATCTCATCAAATATTCCAGTTCTTGTTAAATTAAAAGTGGAATATTTACTTTTTATAGTTGTTGCTTGAGATAATGGTTGATTTAAATTACTTATTGCTTCTGGCGTATTTTTTATACTCGTCAAAAATGAATCTAATTCAGATTTTGTACTATCACTTATTCCTGAGGATTTAGCCAATACTTTTTTTAACGTGGTTACAATACTATCAAAATTTGTTTTTGTTACAGGCTTTGATATTTTAGAGTAGAAAAATAATATTACCAATCCTTCTTTTACGTTAGTTGAAGTGGCTGTTTCTGATGATCCTTTAAATAATAGATTTACGTCTCCAGATTTGGTTGACAATTTTACGTTTCCTATAGAAGAAAGACCTCTAGATATGCTAGCGTTAATACCTTTAGTGGATATTAATTGCTTCATTGCGTCTAATCTAGCTTTCTTATCTCTAGTATTTACACCGCTAAAATACACTTTATATGTGTTTTTACCAGTTTTTTCTATCTTTTGTATTCCTAAAGATGATATATTTTTATTTTTTTTTAAAATATTAGATATATCGTCTTCTATTGATTCTGATAATAGCTTACGTAAAATCAATGATTCTTCTAATGTGCCGCCTTCTTCTCCTGTTTCTTCTCCTCCTTCTGCTGGTGGAGTTTCTACTGGTGTTTCTTCTGTTCCTGATTCTGTCCCTTGTTCAGCGCTTTCAGGACCTTTTACTTTTAGAGGACTTCCCCATCTAAGCAATCTAGATATTGCCAACATCGCTCTTTGTTTCTCTCCTGTATTTAATAAGAAATAGTTTTTACCAGAGACTGTAGCTTGATATGCTTCTCCCATAAAGGTCATAAAGAAATATTGACCGTTGTGAAGAACTATTTTAAATTGACTGGGTTTATATGCTAATATATAAATTCCCGTTAAGAGTTCTTCAAAATTCTCAGACATCAACTCAGCCATTATCTCTTTTAGAGTATCGTACTTATTCAAGATAAAATTCATAGGATCGTCTTCGAAAGTCTTTGGAGATTTTTCCATTCTTTTAGAATCTTCTTCCTCTTGAAGTAATAATTTTTTTAGTATGTCTAGATTTTGCATATTATAGTTCATGGTATCCCACGTTTGCTTGACTAATATAGTTTTGAGCTTTCGATATGTGATCTTGGATCCAACCCGGTAAATTAATTTCTTCTTGACCTATTTTATCCATCAATTGAGATGCGTTACTTATGATGTCTTTTAAAAGATTTTGAGCCATTCCAACTTCATGATCATGAGATTCTTCTTCATGTTCGTATCCTCCATCATAAGAAGTCATTTGATTTTGATTTACGGAATCACATTCCATACAAGATCCTTCGTAAACCATTCCTCCGCACTCTTGACAAGAATCTGGATATTGTTGAGGTCTGCCCACTGAATATTTTTTCATTCCTATAGAATATTCGTCTTGAGGAGCAGTTTCGTCTAGATTTTTTTCTATTTTTTGACCTACTTTCTTTTCCCAAGAAGATATTTTTTTATCTTTGTCTCTATCTGCGAGTTCTGGTTTTTTTAATCCAGACTTTTCGTAAGATACTTCGTTTAATAGATTTTTTAATTTTATCATTTTTTGGCTTTTTTCTTTTTGCTTTTTTTCGCTTTTTGCCATAACTTTTTGTCTACTTTTCTTGATCCTCCTTGACCTGTTACGAATGAATTGACTCTTCCCATTGCCCATTGATGTTGACCAACACCTGGTCTGTGTCCGCCTTTCCATGCGCTTAAGCCCTTTTCATACACCTGCTTAAGTATAGTTTTCGATATTTTTGTAGCTTTTGCTTTATTAGATAAAGCTTTTTCTACGTTATCGTCATATTCTAAAAGAAGTTTAAGTAGGCTTATCATTTGCTTTTACCAAATCTTTTTTCGTATGCAGTAGTTGCTGCAGACTTTTTTGTTTTGTATTTTTTTGTTTTTTCTTTATCTGAGTAATCAGCGTCCCATTTATTGTAAGCTGAGGGATCATCTGATTTCAATTTTTTTACTCTGTCTATTTCTTTTTTCATCGCCGCTTTATCTTTTGTTAAATACGCGGCTTTAACTTTTACGCCAGACTTTGTTCTTTCTGCTTCTAATAATAGAGCTATTAATTTTATCATAGTTTTTTATTTTAAAAACTCTGGATATTTATCCATTATTCTTGACTCCATTGATTTTCTAGCTGCTTTTAAAGCTTTTAAACTCTGCTCTATAACAGGATCTTTTATATGTTCGTCTGCTTCTGCTTGTTGAATATTTTTTATAACCTCGTCTAATTTTTTAAATATTATATTAAAATCGGGCTTATAAGATACGTCCCAAGAAATTTTACCTGTTTCAGGATCAACTCCTGTTTGAACTGTGGTTGCAGCGGTATAATCTCCTATTTCTAATAATTGTTTTAAGCTATGCATAATATTATTGTATTTACCATTTTCTACAAGACCAATAATTTGCTTTCCAACGAGGTCCAGGATTTTTATCGCATCCGTGTCTAGCTCTATAACTTTTACGTCTTTTTGGATTATTCTTTTTTATCCTAACCCCTTTTTGACCAAAATTAACTTTAATTACATTGCCTTTGTCATTCTTAACGTATACTTTAAATTTCTTTACGTCTCCTGCCATTGGTTTTCCTAAAGGTACGTCTCTGCCTTTGTATTCTGCCTCTTCTAATTTATTAGCGTGTTCTAAGATATACTCTTTCAAACACATTGGGCAAAATTCGCCTTCGTTTAATTCATGCTTATGCATATATTAATGCAAAAATTTAAGTTTATACTTAGTTGATTCTATCAAAGCAACTACATTATCTATCTCATTTTGTATATAACTGTCTTGCGGCAAAGATTGTCTAGTGCTTTCAACGTATTTACAAAGAGCTTCGAAATAAGTTATCACTTGATCGTCTTCTTTAAATGTTGTTGGACTTGTATATCCTCTCATAATACCGTATCGTCCTTGAAAGCTTTCTGCTAGACCATCAACAAAATCTATGATCCCATCGTAATACTCGTTGAGAGCTTTATGCGCTGCGAAAGAATTTGTTTGTAAATGAAAAATATGAGCTTGCGTGCGACTAGCGAATAGCGTAGATATAAATTTTACGTATTGTTCCATTTTTATGTATTATTGTTTATTGTAAGTATTAATCATTTTGGTTAAATGATTCATTTTGGTTTTAAGTAACTGAAAATCTATACTAGATCCTGCATATTGATTATTTTTTCCTAAATAAAAATCTAAATCGTCTTTTAGTTCTTCCATAGCTCTTAATACCCAAGGATGAACATTAGAAGTATTTCCTATTTCTTTAATAGATTTTTGCATTTTTATGCTCTCTTTTAATTTCTTAAAAAAGTTTTCATCTAATTTTTCTTCTGCAGGTTTTTTGGACTTCTCGATCTTTTCTAATTTAGTCATAAGATCGTCTATTTTATTAGCCAATACAGCAATTTCTTGACGATGTTTACTTGCATTTTTAGGATCTTCTTTTGCCATGTCCATGTGCTCTTTTCTTTTCTTTTCTAGAGCATCTATAGCTGATTTAACTTTTTTTGTAGTAGTCTCTTTCTTCTCTTCCAAAGCAGCTTGACCTTCCAAATAAGTTTCGTACAATTCAGTAGCTATTTTTTGAGCAGTAGGTTCGTCAGCAAAAACAGCATGCACTTGATCTGGAACTATAGAATGACCTGCTCCTATTCCCATAAGTGGATCTATAGGTTTTACGAGGCTAGTTAATTCGCAGCCAACATATGGTTTTTGAACCACATATAATTGAGCGATAGCTCCATCGATTGGTTCAATAATCTCAGGATTCATTTCGTCTGTTTCTTTTATCATTTTTTTTGTGTTATATTTTTTGGATTCTGCGTGAATTTGAACAGCCGCAATGTATGATTTTAAATTGCCTTTAGTACAGCCTACCTTTTCTCCACGAGAACCATCTTCTTTTTTCTTATATATACACTTATTTTTGTAGTCAATAGAATATGGCATGCTTTTGCTTTTTAATAAATATTTTAAATATCGATCTTTTTAAGTTTTTCTATATTTGATTTTATTTCTTCGTACATTTTAGTCTTGTCCACCTTTCCCCAGCTCTCCACGTCTCCTGCTTCTGTAACAAACGAATCGTTTTCTTTCAACCAAGCTTCTAAACCCATTTCAAATTCTTCTAAAGAAGCATTTTTATTTTGGTTTAAAATATTTTTTTCATATTCCGAGTATTTTCCTTCTATTTTTAACTTGGTTTCCATTTCCGTTACGCAATTTAAACACATTCCGTGAATAGAATACATTTTTTTATTAACATCGTGCGCTTTGAATGGAGTTTTACAATTTGGACAAGTCAATGGTAGAACTACTAGCTTTTTTAGATTATCTAATTTAGTGATAGTTTGTTTTATTCCATTTTTTATTGTCCATCTCTTACCGCTTTCTTCCCATACATCGCCTTCTTGATAGTCTTGTTTGTGTTTTTCCCAACCAGTTTGTACTTGTGTCCTATCACCTGCTTTTCCGGTAATGATATTTCTCATTCTCTGTACTGTGCTTTGAGAGAATTCTTTTTTCAGTGTTGATTGATTCATAATCGAAACTTTTTTAATATGTTTATAGTTTGTTCAGCGCTTCTGTGAGTGATTCCTATGCCACCCAGCTCTTTCCATGGTGCTAGGTTTTTGTAGTAATCGTCTATGAGTATAGATCTCTTTATTTCAGTTTCTGGCAGTCCCTGGATAGCTTCTTCTTTGTGACCGGTTTGTTTATATATTATTTCGCTAGGCGATGGTCTTAAATTATTAGCAATCCATATATCTTTTCCTTGTTTAGCGTATTTAAAAGTACTTGGACTAGACAATATTATAGGTTGATATTTAGATATGTATGACCATAATTCAAGCGCTCCAGGAAATAGAGGCATTTTAGCCCAAAAATCCAGTCCCACATCGTCAACGGCTTTTTTCATTATTGTTGGACCTTTTGCGTTTGAAAATTCTCTAGCGCTCATTCCGTAATAGTGATCAAATTGTACTTCAAAATCAGTTAAAACTCCGTCCATATCGCAATATATAGTGAATCTTGACTTTATTATGGACTCAGCCATAAATTTCAATTTTGATTCGTATATTAATTCGTTCATTTTTCCGTAGTTTCTCATTAAAATGCCTGATATTGAGTTTGCTTGGTTCTCAATTTCTGATCCTGTGTCTCCAGATCTTGAATCTAACATTCCCAATTCGTTCTGTCTGTGATGAACTAGTTCATGAGAAAGTGTTCTTAGTATATCGGCTAAATTTCTATTTCCAATATAGACTTCTAGAGATTTTTGATTGTTTGCGTATTGTCCAAAGCTGTGGATTGATGTAGCCCACTCTCTTTCTTCAGTGAAATTTATTTCTGGTAAGTCTTCTATTTCTAAATTAGTCTGACAATACTCAATGAAATCGTTTATTATACCTAATCTTTGTTGAGAATCCATTTATTTTTCTAGAATTTTTGTTAGCAATCCAAAAACTTCTTTTGCTTTTCCTTTATTATATGCGCTTGTTGGTACAAATTTTGCAAACTCATCAAAATTTCCGTCTTTTACCGCGTTTCTCATTTGAGTTGCTGATATTCTACCAAATTGGTCGGGAACAACTTCTTTTTTAATATTAGGAAATTGCTCTTGCAATTTATCAAAATATCCTAGATTGTCTGCTTCCTCTTTTGCTGATGCAACATATATACTTTTTAATTCAGGATTTTGTGCTGCAAATCTAAATATATCTTTTATTGGTGTGCCTTCTGTAGAAATTTTTACTTCTATATTATTATTTGGTTCAGCAGCTAAGTAATCTTGCCATATTGTAAGACTATCATTAGCTGTTATTCCAAATTTTGTTACATTGCTTATGACAACGTATACTTTATTTATATAGGGTCTTTGAGTTAGGTACTTAGCGGCTTCAAAATGACCTTTATGAGGTGGTTTAAATTTACCAGGAAAAAAACAAGGTCCTGTCTTATCATCCACCTCTTTAAGAATCTCTTTGATTATTTCTACGCCTATTTGACTATAATCACGCATTTGCCAATCTATTTATCTTTATTTTAATTTCAGAAGGATCATCGAAATCAAGATCTTTTATCTTTTGCATTTGAGATAATATTTGATTATTTAGATCTTTAATGTTTTTATTCATTTTAGCTCTTTCCTCTGGAGATTTTTCTTTTCCTTTTACTTGAAATGGATCGAAAAATTGTTTTTTCATTTCAGGATTAGATGGATCAAAATCTGGAAATATTTCTTCACCCGGTTTATACGCTTTATACAACATAAAGTTGTCTCCAAATTCTTTTTTATATACATCAATATTAGAAAACATAGATGACCAACTTCTCAGTATTATTGAAGGCATAAGAGTTCTTCCTCCTTCATCGCCCCTTTTAATGTTTCTATAAAGCGATATATCTGGTGGAACAAATATCAAAACCATGGCTGTTCTATATCCCAAATCTTCTAATTCTTTTTTCTTTTTTATAATTTCTCTAGATGAACCTCCAGTTCCGTCAATTATTATATGAGACATGTCTGCTTTTGACTTCTCGTATTTAAACCTATGAGTTTTTTGAGCTTGAGACATCGCTGTGCCTGCTGCAGATAGATCTTCTGGTCCTTTAAATTTTCTAAAATCTAATGGAAGATTAGCTTTTTGTAATAAAGGTTCGTATTCATCATCTATATTTAAAATGGTAAAATCTGCAATAGAATCCAAAAATTCCCTTCTAAATGTAGATTTACCCGCTCCAGCAGAACCTGCTAAAAATATGGCTATGGGATTGCCGATAGCTTCTAAAAGTAGACTACTTAACCTTATCATGCTTATAAATATTTAAACCTAGAGCTTTATAGAGTTTGGTAGAGTTAACATCTCTATTTCTTGTTCCGGGTGCATCATTTTATATGTTTCGTACGTATGTAGGAACATTTGAAAGTAATCATCTATGCTTTTATCTCCCTCTTTTAATTCCCAACCAGCTCCTTGTATTCTTTTGCCAGTTTTATCAGCTCCTTTTTTTGGAGATTTTAACCACAATATACCAACATTATCTATATTTTGTAAATATCTTTCTTCGTAAGCTTTTACATACGCAGACATTTGTAAAAAGTGACTAGTGTGAATAGCTGTTGAGGTTTTTATATCTATAATCCATTTTTTTCCATTTAACTCTAGCAAAAGATCTAATGTTCCAGAATATTTATGTGTGTCTGAAAACATAAACTCTTCAGAAAGCAAAAGAGTTGGTTTGTACGTACTCCAAAAATCGTAGAAACTTAAAATCATTCTCCAAACATGAGTGTTATAGTTTACATGGCCGTCGGCCTCTATCCATCTAAGTTCTTTTCCTCTTAAAATATCTTCTACTGCATTATGAACTTGAGTGCCTTCATCTCCTGCACGTCTCATTATAAAATCAGCATTGTGACCAGAATCTTTTAACCATGTTTCGAAAAATGCTCCTTTGGGAAAATAACCTAATATAGTTGTCACTGAAGGATAAAATATGCCTGGCGATCTTTGGTAGTATCTGGCATCGGGAAGTGTGATTTGTCTTAGATCGGGGTCTGTTTCGACCATCATTTTTAAGCGCTTGTCTTTAAAGACGTTACTTGATTTGTTTATCATGCTAGTTGCATTTTTTTAATTAATAAATCTGTGAATGTGAGCTGCTTTGCTCTATGTAAAAGTTTAGTGATTGTTTCAAATCCCATGTCTGCAGGATCTTTTCCTTCTAATTCTATTAGATAAACCTCTTTGCCCATATTAATTAGACTCTCTGCGTAAGTCATAGACTCTTTAAGAGCGTCGTTGTCCAATGCTATATATACAGTTTTTACATCAGATTCTACTAATTTCATCATTAGCGCTTTTGGAATAGTTTTACCAAATAAAGGAATTGCATTTCTTTTAATTGCAATAGCATCGAAAGATCCTTCGCATAGAATTACGGGTATTTTCCAATTTATAAGGTATTCAAAGCCTATAATTTCTGTTTTGGAGCAGCTTGGAGCATCATATTTTAAGAATGGTTCTTTTTCAAATGATCTAGCAATAAAATAATTAAGCTGTCCATTTTTATCGTATGAAGGCACAATGATGCGATTTCTAAATCTTCCAGAGGAGCAGTATCCCATATTGTATTTCTTTATATCTTCTGTAGTTATTCCTCTTTGTTTTAAATAAACCATTGCGTGTCTGTATTCTATATTGATACCTTTAGGAATATTACTTAGTGGTACAAATTCTTCTGGTAATGTTACTTTAGTAGGATTATAGTTCTCAAGAGACGTTCTATCTCCTTTAAAATACTGTTTCATTTCTAGTATTTTATCAGCCGAGACTTCTAGTTTTTTAAATAACGTTACTGGAGTTTTACCCTTTGTCGCTGGATGGCATGTCCAACAGTTATATTGTCCAGTTGATATGTTTACAACGAGTTTAGGCTTCTTATGTTTGCATATAGGACAATGGAATATGTGATCCATTTTATTTTTGTCGGGTTTTGCTTTACCTAGAACAGATTCCAATAAGCCAAGTACGTATTTACTATTATCCATAATACTAATATACTGTTTTTATCTCGAAATAAAAAACTTTTTTTTCTATGTACTTTAAAAATTATTTTTTTTTATAGAAATATTGTTGTATATTTATGTAAATTGCGAAACTTTATGCTCTATACCGTAGCTTGGTGTGATTCCATGAGCGAGTCGTAGAATAAAGAAGCATTTCGCTACTCGGCGCTAAGATCAAGGTAACAATGCGTCAGGTATAAAAATATAGTTTTTAATAAAAAGCCGATGAATTTCGACATGATATTAAATCGACGGGGGTAAAATTTCCGCAGGGCATTGGAAAATAAGTTAAAAACAAAAAACAAGATCATCATCACTAGAAAATTGGGCCAAATACCCTGTAATCATATTTATGCTTATGCAGCAACAACTAACAGAAGAACAACTAGATGCAATATACAAATATCTAGCTATTTCTTACGATGGAATGACAGACGAAGAGCAAAAAATGTGGACTCTTCTATTAGCTATTTATGATCCCGAATTTGATGATGATCAATTAGATAACGAAACTACTTAATTTTTTATGACGAATAAAATAACGATATATACACTTCAAGGATGCTCTGTTTGTGATAGGTTAAAAAACGAATTGAATCATTCTTTTATAAAGTATAAAGAGGTATCATACGCAACTGATCAATTAGCATGCGAAAAATTAGAAAACGCGACAAAATCTAATATCTATCCAATGTGTATTATTGAATCTTTTCCAAATAGAAAAATATTAATTTGTTTTGCTAAAGAATCTAATCAATTGAATCAAATTAAAAATTTAAATAGCACAACTATATTAACGTATGTACACTCGATAGATAATATGTTAACTATCATTAAAAATGCGTAAATTAAAATAAAAAGAGTTATGAAATTCAAATTAACAGCTGAACAAATGCTTGAAAACGTTAATAAATTCTATGAGTATATTGACAAGTACATTACTGGATCTAGGAAAGATCAACTTATAAACTTCTATAAATCAATAGAGCAGACATTAGTGGATTCTCCAGCATCAACAAAAGATGCTCATCATAATTGTTTCCCAGGAGGTTACTTAGATCACGTATTAAGAGTTACAGAATTAGCATTAGTAATCGATAGAGTGTGGGATAAATTCAATCAAAAGAAAAATTACACTCTTGAAGAGTTAGTATTCTCGTGTTTGAATCACGATCTTGGAAAATTAGGCACAAATGATCAACCTTTCTATGTTCCTAATGATTCAGAATGGCATATTAAAAACCAAGGAGCTCATTACAAGTACAATAGCAATATGACTCATATGAGAATAGCTGATAGAAGTCTATACTACCTCCAACAAGCTAATATTCCAGTTTCTGAAAATGAATTCTTGACAATCAAATTGCATGATGGGTTATATGAAGAAGCAAATAAGGCTTACTACATAACGTATTCTCCAGATGCGGAATTAAAAACCAATCTACCGTATATTGTCCATCAAGCTGACTTAGCAGCATCACGAATAGAAAATCAAAATAAATAAAATATGTTTACACTAATAATGGTCATACTATGGCCCCTAACAATTTTAAGTTACGTTATATATAATTTATATAATAAGAATAAAAAGTTAGAAAATGCTGTCATCAAACAGAATAATTTTATAGATTCTATGCTTTTAACTATTAAAGAAATAGATAAAGCAGTAGAAAAAATAGATTCTACTATATGGGTTCAGTCAGATCCTGAATTGCATGCCTTATTCGATTCCGTAAAACAAATACAATCTCAAATAAAAGACTATTTAACAAATGAGTGATAATAAAGAAGTAGAAATAGTCCAATTGACTAAAAAAGGAGTTCCTAGAAAAAGAAAGCCTAAAACAAAAAATGTATATTTTACTGAGGACACAGAAAATGCTATATTGGCATACAGAGTTGCTAAAACATACGATGAAAAAAATAGATTGTATAATGAAAAAATTCATAATGCTTTTTATAAATTAGCTGAAAATATAATTCATACTTTTAAATTCTATTATACTGATGTAGATAACATCGAAGATCTTAAATATGAGGTAATATCGTTTCTACTTCAAAAGATAGATCTCTACGATCAATCTAAGGGAAAGGCGTATTCTTATTTTGGAACTATTGTAAAAAGGTATTTGATTTTATATAATCAAAAGAACTATAAAAAAATACTTTCAAAAACGGATTTTCAAGAGATACACAACGAAGAGAAGACAATAGATCTACTTATTGAAAAACCAGAATCTAACGATATAGATAGATTGGGAGTAATCGACATGTTTATTAAAGAAATAGAAGATAAAATATTTGAAATGTTCGATAAAGCTGAAGATCTAAAAACCGCTGATGCTATACTTGAAATCTTTAGGAAAAGAAACAACATAGATATTTTTAATAAAAAAGCTATTTTTATTTATGTAAAAGAAATTGCAGATGTTCCAAGTATAACAATAACAAAGGTTATAAAAAAATTAAAATCTGTATATAAACGTATATTAGAACACTACATTCAAAATATAGACCATTGATATTTATATAAAAACAATGGATTTAGATAAAGAAATATTCAAAGGAAAAAAAATCTCTGATCTAGTAAAAGAAGTCTACGATAAACACAAGTCGCAAGACAGCAGACTTACTGGAGAAATAGAGAGGTTGTCAGAATTAATATCTTCTCCTGGAGATGCTATTATTATAGTGCCTTTGTTAAAAGCCTTTTTTGATTCTAGTATTAAAAATGATGAGGTTCTTATGAAGATACTTCAACTATTTCAAAAAGCTGCTGAGAAAGCTCAATCTGCAGAAGGCGATACTAGCCTATTATCTGAAAAGGACATAGCTCAATTATTTAGTGAAGTTAACTCTATTATTCCAAAAGACGATAAAAAACTAATTAATTAATTAATATGGCTTTTGATGTATATAATGGTGCAAGCGCTGAGGGTTCATTACCTCCATTTTTTGTGGGTAGAGTAAATAGAATTATATTAGGGTCTCAAAAAACTAATACCATTCAGGATTTAGATTTCACATGCGAAAAAGATATAGGCGCAATATACTACGAACCTTTATTTATAAATAAATCAGGAACTAACGCAAGTTCAAACAATTCAAGAAAAGCGTATCCAATGTTTGGAAATATAAGACACTATCCTAATATTGGAGAGCAAGTTTTAATCTTTTCAGGACCTTCTTCAAATATGAATGATGGATCAAAAGAGCAAGATTATTACTATCTTCCACCATTTGCTACATGGGGAGATGCTCATCATAATGTATTTCCAAGATTGGAACAATACGCTGCTCAAATTAAAAATACTAGAATTTCTTCCGATTATGATTCTGAAGGTCCAGTAGGTAATATTCCAGTTGCACAAGGTTTCACTTTTGACGAACAAGAAAACATAAAACAACTTAGACCTTTTGAAGGCGACATAATAATTCAAGGCCGGTTTGGTCAATCAATTAGATTCGGATCAAGTGTGCCAAACATGAATAAGTACAATACATGGTCAGATAATACTGATAATGGAAAACCTATTACTATTATTTCTAATAAACAAAGATTTCCTACTAGTGCTGAGATAGATTCACCAACATTTTTTGAAGACATTAATAAAGACGGATCTTCAATTTACTTAACAGAAGATCACAGCATTATAATGACTGACATTAATCTATTTCCAAAAAGATCGTATGCTACTAGTAATTCTAACAATCCTCAAGTGGCAGATGCTAAGCGTCCTGAAAGATATTTTAAAACCAATGAATTTGTATCCGCAGCTGATCAGGATAAAAATGCGGTAAACATAAACACTGTCACTAATAATTTTCAAGATAGTGCGCAAGAAATTACAAACGATAGTGAATAATAAAAAAATAAAATATGTTAGATCCAAATTTTCCATATAAAGGGAGACAAATTATATTATCATCAGATAGAGTCCTTCTTCACTCTAAAAATGAAGGTATTTTTTTATTTGGTAAAAAGATGGTAGCATTATCTTCTACTGATACTATAAATTTTGATGCTAAAAATGCTATTTTGATAGATTCTGATAAAATAGAATTGGGACATAAGGCGTCAACTCAAGGAGAACCTATTATATTAGGTCAAACTTTTTTGTTACAATTTTTAAATATCGTTACAGATTTACAATCGTTAGCTTCTCAACTTCAACGCGTATCTGATACTTCTCCAGCAGCATCTTTTTTGGCAATAAAAGCAGCAGGAGATAAATTATATACTACATGTAAAAATTTGATACCGAGGTTGCAAAATAAAGATAATCCTCAGTATCCATTATCAAAAGTAACATTTACAAAATAATGGGAAATAATTCTGTAAATAAACCACCTGTATCAGTAAGTAGCGCGCCACCCGCCATTTCTGCGCCGAATAATCCTGTTAATGCGCAAACTTTAGAAGGAGCCATTAAAACTCCTCCACCGCCTGGTACAAGTCTTGCAGAAGGATTTGGAAAAATAAGTCACACTATACAAGATATAGTAACAAAAATCGAAGACAAGATAGATCAATACTATTACGGAAAAGGCACTTCTGAGTTTGGTTTAAAAAACGGAAAATTTAGTAATCCTTTAGATTACGGTCTTATAAACATAGTAAAATTATTTTCATCTATTGATTTATGTTCTTTATTCACCTATATTGCTTCTTCCAATGCAGTGCAAGGCTCTAATTTTGATCCAGAAAAAAATAAACAAGAGATTAATACTACTTATGGTAGGGTAAAATATACGTTACAAAAAACTGCGTATGACGTACAAGGAGTAATAGATAGATACTATAGCGAATATACAGATTTTAATTCTGTTGCAAGCTCAACAGCTTTAGGCGATTTAATCACAGATGTAAGACAGTTTTTAGAGAATATTGTTGGAGTAAACTCTCAAGAAATATTTAAAAATCCAGAGCTTCTACAAGCATTTCCTCAAATTACAATATTTGAAAATGGCATAAATAATATATTGTCTTTTTTCGCTCAATATTCTGATCCGAGAAATCTAGCTTCTGCAGATGTAAAAAAAGCACTAGATTATATAGATAAAACAAGAAATGTGTGTATTGCAATACAAGCGCTATCTACTCCAAAAGACTTAGTTAGTTTTGCAAATAATATTGCAGGTGGTAAAATACAAGAGCAGCTAAAAAAATTAGATAAATTAATTGATCCAAAGAAAATAGCGAGAACTATTAAGAGTATTTTGAGAACTTTAACTAGCATTCAAAACGTTTGTAATCAAATAATATCTTACGTTAATTTAGGTAGAACTATTGTACAGGTTTGTCTAATACTAGTTTTTGTACTAAAGATAATTAACAAGTTTTTAAAATTATTGGCAGTGCCTAATATATTTACGATTTTGGGATTATCAACATTAATGTCAGAAGCTAATGGAAAAATTGTAGATACAGTAAAGTATTTTCAAAATAGATTACAAGAAATAAGCATTGTACTTGATTCTATTTTTAATTTAATAAATGGCATAATAATTAAACTACAAGAAATATCTGATAATCTAAAAATATCTTTGTTAAATTTAGAAAATTGTGATAATATGGATCCTTCTCTGGTTTCTGAGATGAAAGATTCTATAAATAAGCTAGATTCAACTGTAGCTATTTTTAAAAATTACTTAGACACGTACAATAATAATAAACAAAACAAACAAAAAACATTTGGCGGATATAGCATTTCGATATTAGACGAAAAATTAACTGATGAAAATATTCCGAGAAAAAGAAGATACGGCGTTGCATTAGATAAAGACGGAAACGTAATTGTTCAATCTACACCTACTTTTGCATCTGACGACAATGTTATTATTCAAGAAGTAAAGTTATTATTAATTAGTAAAAATCTAGTAAAATCTGTACAAGGAACTACATCTGCTGCTGAATTAAATATTTACGAGGAGGCTTCTAATTATTTGGAAGATCCCACTGTATCTATAGACACGATAGATGAATTGAATATTGATGTCATTAATGACGATCCTGATAATGAAGACGAAGATGAGGAAGAAGATGAAGAAGACGATTCTTTAAATTTAAATGCATTCGTAAATAAACTAAAGGGAGGAAAACGTTTACGTCGTCGTATGAGAATACAGATGGCAAAACAAAAACGACAACTTGCAGATTCTTTAGCGAAATCAGATCCGAATAATAAAGTCAAAAATAAAAAAGTGGCTAAAATTAAGAGATCTGCGAATGAAGACGAAATAAAAGCAAATTTAGAACAAATTAATTTCCATAATTCTAGAATAAAGAGATACACAGCCGCAATAGTTGCAACAGTCGCCAATCCAGCTGCAGTAATATTATTGAGAAGAAAAATAAAAGATCTAAAAGACAAGATAAAAAAATTGGAACAAAGAAATACTCAATTAAAGAATGAAAATGCTTCGTTAAAATAATTAAAAATAATATTTATAATATATGGCAAAAATAGATTTACTTAGAAAATTAATTAGAGAGGAAGTTAAAGCGGCTCTAAGAGAAGAGCTGCCAAAGATACTACATGAAAATAAACAGTCTAGTACCGGAGTAAGTAATGTTATAAAAGAGATGAAAAAATCTCAATTCCCAATGACATTAAATACAGCAGAAACATACAAAAAACAATCTAATTTGCAATTTACAAATTCTTCTCCTTTAAATTCAATATTAAATGAAACAGCAATGTCTATGCAAGGAGAAGATTATGATACATTATCATATACTACAGATAACATAAATCCAATAGATTTTTTTCAACCAAAAGAAGCTAATATTGGAGATGTAAATAGCATGTTAGCGACAGCTAGACCAAGCTCTGATATATCTATGGTACAAATAAACGAGGTGCCTGATTATTCAGGATTAATGAAAAACTTAATATCAAAAGGCGCAATATAATGGCTTACGGAATAAAAAATATTTCTCCACTCGATCTACGAACTTCAACTGGGGTTGGCGTAAGTATTCCTTTTGAATCACCATCTGCTTTTAGTACTGTCTATAATACAAAAGATCAATTGAAATATAATTTGATTAATTTTTTATTAACAGATAAGTATGAAAGGCCTCAGAATCCTAATTTTGGTTGTGGATTGAGATTGATACTATTCGAACAAATAAACCAAGAAAATTTTGATCAAATAAAATTAAGAATCGCTAGTCAAGTAAAAAGCAATTTTCCTAACATTGAAGTACAAAATATAGATATACTATCTAATATTGACGATAATTCAATAAATATAAAATTTTTTTACACTATCTTAAATACTGGAGATTCTGATACGGTAACTATAGCTATTCAAAATACTCAATAATGGCAAATAATAAACAAATAAATTATTTAAATAAAGATTTTTCTACTTTCAAGTCAGATTTGATAGAGTACGCTAAATCTTATTTTCCTACTGTATATAATGATTTCAGCCAAGCTTCACCAGGATCTATGTTTATAGAAATGGCTGCATACGTTGGCGACGTATTGTCTTATTATTTAGACAATCAATTACAAGAAACTTTTTTACAATACGCAAAGCAGCCAAATAATTTATATTCTCTAGCATACATGCTAGGATATAGACCTAAAATAACTTCAGCAGCTATAGCAGATCTAGATGTGTTTCAAACAGTTCCTTCAAAAATAGTCGGCGGACAATATTATCCAGATTTTGATTACGCATTGGTAGTTCAACCCGGAATGCAGGTTCAATCTAATGTTTCTACTACAGCTTATTTCTATATACCAGAAAAAGTAGATTTTACTATTTCTTCATCTTATGATCCAACAGATATTTCTATTTATAGTTTAAGCTCTGGAAATCCTGACAAGTATCTTCTAAAGAAATCAGCTAAAGCGATCTCGGGACAATTAAAATCTCAAACATTCACCTTTGGTAATTCAGACAGATTTCCTAGAATAACTATAAATGATTCTAATATTATATCTATAGTTAAAGTAACTGATAGCGATGGCAATATTTGGTATGAGGTTCCTTATTTGGCTCAAGATTATATATTTAATCCCGTACAAAATACATCGACTAATTACCCAAGTTTAAATCAGTTTAGCAATCAAGTACCTTATATAATAGACAAGATAAGCGTTCCTCGTAGATTTATTAGTAGAGTTTTATCTAATCAATCTCTAGTATTAGAATTTGGATCAGGTATAAATTCAGTAGCAGATTCCGCAATAATACCAGATCCAAGTACAGTAGGAATGGGTTTGACAAACGGTTTAACTCTTCTAAATACAGCTTTCGATCCTACTAATTTTGTAACCACGCAAACTTACGGATTAACTCCAAAAAATACAACTCTAACAGTTCAATATTTAGTTGGAGGTGGAGCATCATCTAATGCGCAATCCAATCAACTAACGGTTCCTGTTTCTTTTACAGTGACTGGAAATAATACTTCTCAACAAAATACTATAGTTACAAATAACCCTCTTCCTGCAGCAGGTGGCGGAGATGGAGATACGATAGAAGAATTGAGAATGAACTCAATGGTGCAATATTCAAGCCAATTAAGAGCAGTTACACAACAAGACTATATGTCAAGAGTGTTATCGATGCATCCTAAATTTGGAAAAGTCGCTAAAGTATACGTAACAAAAGATGATTCTACATTCGTACAATATTCAAAAAATAGCCCAGCAAATAGAGATCAATCACTAGTTAGTTTATACGTACTTGGATTAGATTCAAATGCTAATCTAGCTCAGCCATCTCAAGCGCTTTCTCAAAATATAGATACATATTTATCCGAATATAGAATGATGACGGATACTATAAATATAAAAAGCGCTTTTATTATCAATATCGGTTGTATTTTTGATGTGATAATTAGACCAAACTTCTCAGGTCAAGACGTTATTGCTAGATGTATAACTGCTTTACAAGATTATTTTAATATAGACAATTTCCAAATAAATCAACCTATAATATTATCTAATGTGTATTCATTATTAGATCAAGTTCAAGGCGTACAAACTACTCAAAATGTACAAATAACCAATCTATATGGAGAATCTTCTGGTTATTCTAAATATTCTTACGATATACCAGGCGCAACAATAAATGATATACTATATCCTTCTTTAGATCCGAGCATTTTTGAAGTTAAATATCTAGATAAAGATATTCAAGGCAGAGTAGTTACTTTTTAACAATAAAAAAATATTTAAATGTCAGTATATAAAATATTTCCTGAGGCAGACTCTACTATATATTCTGCATATCCAACTAAAAATACTGGATTAGATGAAATTTTAGAAGTATCTGTAAAAAATTCACTAGTAGCGGCTGGGTCAGATGATATTAGAAGATCTCTAATAAAATTTAGCGATTCTGACATTCAGAAAATTAATACATTAAGAAGTTCAAATGCTTACAATGTATATTTAAAACTATATCTATCTAATGCTGAGAATTTAACGTCGCCATATACTTTAAATTTTCACCAGATAAACAATTCTTGGATTATGGGTACTGGTAAGTACTTAGATAATCCATCTATCTTTAACGGAGTTTCTTGGTATAGCACAGCGTCTTATTCTGGGTCTTCAAATAATTGGACAAACACTTCTTACTATATAACGCCTGGTGGAGGTTCTTGGACAACGTCTCCTACCACTCAAAGTTTTTCTTATAATGATAATAAAGATGTAGAAGTAAACGTCACAAGTATATTTTCTAATTGGGTTAATGGACAAAATAACTACGGAATATTAATAAAGCATACTTCAAGTGTAGAAAACAATAGCGATTCATATATAGCTTTAAGTTTCTTTAGTATAGACACTAGAACTATATTTCCTCCTTGCTTAGAAATGCGATGGGATGATTCAGTGTACGATACTGGAAGTTTGCAGGTTATTAATAGTTCCAATACTGTTTTGAATGTATCTAATAATCCGTATTACATAAAAAACAAATCGGAAAAATACGTTTTTAGAATAACCGCAAGAGATAAATATCCCGTTAGAACTTTCTCCACAGCGTCTATATACACAGTAAATAAAGCGTTACCTAGTAGCTCTTATTGGGGGATACAAGACGTAAAAACAGAAGATATGATTATCGATTTTGATAATTCATACACAAAAGTAAGCTGCGATACTAACGGAAGTTATTTTAATCTGTATATCAACGGTTTAGAACCTGAAAGATATTATAAGATACTAATAAAAAGTATATTAAATTCTGGAGAAACTGTTGTAAGCGATGGTAATTGTATTTTTAAAATTATAAGATAATGATAAAAGTAGATATTATTAAAAATATAAAAGGCGTAAATACTTACGAAAATGTAGTTGATACGGAATTTAGGGAGTTATTTACACAACCTACTGATATTCCTGATACTACTCCTACTGTATCTGATTTTTTTTCATTGTATGAAACATTATTTTATGATATTCCAATATCAGGAGAAAACTCTCATGAAAGCTTAATTGAAAGAAGTCAACAATATATAGGATCATTAGTAATAGATCAAGAAAAAGCCGCTTTAATTGAAGAGATAAACTCGCTTAGACAACAAATTGTTGATCTATCTCAAACATATTTAAACATTAGTCAGCTACAATAATAATGGAAATTGTTAACATATCATACACCGGATTCGGATCTGAGATTCAGAGATACAGTACTAGAGATTTACAATTAATCACTAATAACAATATCAATAATACATTTGAAGACGGAGTTGACACAGTAGAGTATTTCATCACGGACGATTCTAATTTTTTATTAGATTATAGATATAACGCTCCATATTCACTAGATCCAACATCGAATATTGTAGGAAATAGATACAGTAGAGTATTGATTGATCCTGAGGCAGATGTAAAATCGATGGGATATAATAGAGGTGTTATCAATATACAATATAATTTTTTAAAAAATCTATTTGGATCAGATTCGGTCACTTTTCAATATTTTATTAAAGAAATTTCTAATTCTAGATTAGAATTAAAATTAGCATCTCAAGATCTTTCTAGTACATCTATCGTAGCAGGTTTCGATGAATTTGAAAATTATATAAGCCAAAAAAACTACTATCCTGATTTTTATTTGAATTTTGGTAGAAATAATTTAATCATAGCAGTCAATGCCATTGTAATAACAGAGTCCGATGGTAATAGTTATCTTCTAATAAAATTATATGAACCTCTTCCTATTGATATTGAATTAAAAAGTCAATTATCAATTGTTGAAAAATTAGGAAATTCTGTTAGTTACAAAGTTGATATACAGGTAGAATCAGTAGCAGTTGATACCTCTTTTAAATTAAGAGGCCCAAACTATAATGTGAAAGATAAACAATCAATTGGACAAACTACTCAATATTATTCGTACAATACATTATTTTCTTCAAATTTAACTTCGTCAATTAGACAACTAATGTCTTACTACGAAGATAAAGCACTATCAATAAATGTAGATTATTCAAGTTTTGATAATTTTATTCACTTTTCAAGCGCTGAGGAGAGAGTAAATAATTTTGTATATAAACTTGGATTAATAGAAGATTATAACAAGCAAATATATTCTCAAAGTCTTGTTGTTGGAACAGCTAATCAAGCAACAGTGACTTCGTCTGTAAATTTACTAAATACGTATATTTCTAACGTAATAGAAAAATTTGATCCGTACGAATATTATTTATACTACGAATCTGAATCTTTTGCTTGGCCTAAATCTACTAGCACAAAACCCTACTCTCTACACTCTGTTACGTCTTCTAAAGCTATTTCTTGGTTAGGATCGCCGACAACTACGCCTAATGCAACTACAGCATCTGTTTTATTCTCTGCATCTTTTTACGATAGCACTAATAAAGACATACTAAGATTGTCTATACCTCAATATCTAAGAGACGATAATAGCAATGAATCATATATAACGTTTATTGACATGATTGGTCAATATTTCGATAATATATGGATATATTATAAAGACATCACAAATAGATACAATGCTTCAAATAATCCTTACGAAGGAATATCTTTAGATCTTGTATCCGATGCTTTAAAGGGATTTGGTATAGAATTATACACCAATACAAATCTATCTAACGACGTATACTATTCTTTATTCGGCACAAATAATCAAAATTCCCTGTTGCCTCCTACAGGTTCTGAAAAGATTACTACGTATGTGACTTCGAGCATTTCGGGATCAGGAAGACCTTATATACTTCCTTACGATCAAGTGCAAAAAGAGGTATACAAACGCATATATCATAATTTACCCTACTTATTAAAAACTAGAGGCACACAAAGGGGCATAAAAGCTCTAATAGCATGTTATGGAATACCCAATAGCATATTAACTGTAAATGAATTTGGAGGATACAATAGAAATTCTGTTTCAGGCATAGATTCTATAAATAATGATAAAATATCGATAGTTAGTCAAAGCTCAGCTCTATATCTATCTGAATCTATTTTAAGTCCGTATACAACTATACAAAAATACAACGATTTAAATAGATTAAGCAGTTATAACTTAGAAATAGGATTTTCTCCTTCAGACAAAATTAATAGCAACCTATCGTCTTCATTAGCAAACGTTTTTAACATTGATCAATATATAGGAGATCCAAAAAATCTTTATTCAGCATCGTATAACAGTTTAGACAATTATAGAAATAATTATTTTAGCACTTATAACTACTCCCATTCTATATGGGAATACATCAGATTAATAAAGTATTATAATAATTCTTTATTCAAAATGGTAAAAGATTTTGTGCCAGCAAGATCTAACGTTTCTACTGGAATTGTTATAAAGCCACATATATTAGAGAGAAGTAAGTATGCTCGTCACGAGCCTGAAATTGCGTTTGCTAACTATTCTGAATCTATAGATATAGGAACAATTTCAGCTTTCGCGGCCACAAGTTATTCTGCTGACACTACCGTTTACCAAGATGTACCGTCTTCGATAGGTTACATATCAGTAACTCAATCTTTTGGAGTCGAGAAATTTACGGGAGAATATATGGGCACACAAGTTGTTGCAACTAGTTTGACTAGTTTAGGAAACCAAACGGAAAAATCAAGCAATGCTCTGACATCTAGTGTCGTTTATTTAGATACTCTTATAAATAACGTAACAGCTTCTGTTAGATCTACAAAATATTTAGATTTAGATTATTCGTATAATTCGATTGTACCAGTTAATTTTGGATTAATAACCCAATCAATAGATAATTCGGTATCAGATAATTTCAATACATACACTAACAAAAATAATCCTTACGCGCAATTACAGGATTTTAATTATTTTTCTCAAAGAAGCACTATACCGAGATATTTTGGATCTAAATTAGAAGGTAGACAATATAATATATACACAACAGCGTCTTTTGGATATGCGGGAGATAAATCGTACGGAAAATTCCCAGTTATAGATCTTAGAACTCAGAAGTTGGGTCTATTTTCTCAAATAAAATCTAATATATTTTTTCCTGGGTATACTGATGTTACAATGGTTTACTTGGTTGATAGAGTCAGCGGAATTAATGAATTGAATCAATCAAACAACAATTGGTTCGAAGTTCAAAACACTTTTAAAGCAGGTAAAACTTTAACTGTAAAACAATTCGATAGTAAAAACAACTTTTTCGATAACGAACAGCCGTCTATCAATGCAGTTCACACCATTTATGAAAGCGGATATAGTTACACTCCAATGCTTTATTTTAATGCGGCAAACGATAAAAGAGTTTATTTTTCTTATTTAGGAACAAGCAATTCATACGTATTAGCAAGAAATAATCCGTTTCCTGATAATTATGTTTCTGGATCTACAAATCTGAGATACCCTCTTATTCCTTCTGGATCTGGTATGACTGGTTCAATATACAATCTATTTGATGTAGAAGTAATTGATCAATCAGGCGCTCACTCAGCTGGGGATACAGGTTCTTTAGATTATACAAATTATTTAGTTAGAAATGCTGGTAATTATGTTATTAATTTAAGATTTGATTTGAATTTGACAGCGTCTAATGATGCAGAAAGCGGATCATTTACCATGTTAATTAAAAGAAATGGAACTATTGCGGCTTCTCAAAGTTATATATTTAATGCAGATGGAACAGGTGGCGGATCAGGAGGAAATTATCCAGGAAATTCTTACTATATCACTTTTGGAGAGCCTTACGGAATATAAAAAAAATTATTACAAAAAATGAAATATAAAGTAATAAATATATCTACGACAACGCAAAGATATATAGCCAATGGAGTATTAACTCACAACTACGTTAAAAATCCTGACACGATCGAATGTCCGATTGGAACTAGCTATTCTTCTAGAACTATTGAAAATTTTGGCGGTACTGTAAAACCTAAAATATTTTATCAAAGTAGTTACGTGCCAAGTTTACCCATACAAATAATAGTATCGTCTAATACAAACGAAAATTATTTTGAGTTCGCAGATGGCGGTGCTAGGTGCGCGGGTACTCAAGCATATCCGATGGTAAAATTACAATTCCAAAATGGAAGACTTACATATAACAACACTTTAGGTATAAGTACTCAAGGCGCAATGACGTACCAGCCGTCGTTTTTTGGTTGGCAAGCAAATAATCCGATATCATTTTCTGTACAAACACTATTTAATACATCTGATGGAACTTTTTATTGGCAAGCTGTAATGACAGCAACAGATGCAACGGGCAGATCAGCTACAAATAGATTTCCATACGGAGAGTATTCATTTAAGAATGGAAGTTTGCAGAAAAATTGTTTAACACCCGATACTTTAATAGAACTATATGATGGAAAAAATATATTTTTAAAAGACGTAAATATTGGAGATAGTCTACTTTCTATAGATCCTGAAACAATGCAATACGAAGAATCTATAATAACATCTAAAAGTTTCCATGAAGTAGACAAACTTTATTTACTTAACAATGGATTGATTAGATGTTCTGATTCTCATAAACACGTAATAAAAAGAAACAACGAATGGAGTAATATAACGTCTGAGGAATTACTTATAGGAGACATCATAATTAATAGAAATTTAGAAGAAATAGTAATCGAAAGTATTAATATATTTAATTAACAACATGGCAACATCAGGATCATTAAAATACTCTATTTCAACTACGCTTAGTAACTGTTACGCGGGGGATGAATTTACTTTTGAGTTCGTGAGTGAGTATCAACCTACGAGTGGAAATTGGACAGGATCAGTTAGCACTGGCAGTTTAACAGTAGATATACAACCAGTTAGTATCGGTGGTTATCCTTACGCAACTTCAAGCGCTGATTACGGAAATTTTGTTTATTCTGTACAACCTCCAAACGTTCTTGTATTCAATACAATTCTTAGTTCTTTTACAGACGATTATCGACAAATTCCGTTTTATGCAATATCTCCAGACGCAACTCCTGAATTTCAAAATAGTCTATATACAACGTATGGAAATATCACTCAAGCGTTCTCTCCAAAGTTTAACGATAAAATAGTTATAAAATCTTACGATGGTCGCGTTCAAATATTAACTATTCGAACTGTTTCTAATATCGCTAACGTTCTACAAATAACGGTTAATCCAGATTTAGATGTGTATTTTCAAAATAATCCAGATCAAATTAGCGAATTGCTAATAGTAAAAAAATTACAAGATGAGCAAAATATAATAATTCCATTGGATATAAAATTTGGATATACAGGCTACGGGTTTACCATACCTGAAGACATCACTTTAGATGTATTGGATAAAATATCAACCATTCAATCTAATGTTCAAACTCAGCTATTATCTCAGCAATAAAATATATAACGAATTAATTTTTTAAAAACTAATATTTATAATAAAATAGAATACAATTATGTCTTATTTAAGTAACACTTCCGTAGTCGTAGACGCAATTCTCACCAAAAAAGGTAGAGAATTACTGGCTAGAAACGATGGATCTTTTCAAATAACTCAGTTTTCCGTATCTGACGATGAGGTAGATTATAGTTTGTATAACCCAAATCATCCTTCTGGATCGGCTTTCTACGGTGAAGCGATAGAAAATATGCCCGTATTACAAGCTTATCCGAACGATCAAGAGATAATGAGATCTAAACTTATAACTCTTCCTAGAGGAACCGCTAAAATACCAGTAATAGATGTAGGTTATAGCAATATAGTAATCAAACAAGGCTCTTCTATATCTGTAACTCCGCAAACTCTAAATTATATAGGCGCTACCACTACTTTCGAACAATCTGGGTACGTAGCTACAATAGGAGACGTTAGAACAATGTCTACATTTACGGGAGTGGGTATAAACACACCAGAAGCTTCTGCGCTAAATACTACCACTACAGTTGGAACAAACGTGAGCTCCACAGTAATAGGAACTACTGTTAACATGTCTGCAACGACTGTAAACACCTTATTTGGAACAAATACGTCTTTATTCACTACTTTAACAATAGTAGGAAGAGATTCAGGAGCGAGAATTTCAATACCAGTACAAATCACAAAAGTAACACAATAATAAACTATGTCATATACTAGATTAGACGCAACAGATTTCGTAGTATCTTCAGATGCTGTAACAGCTCCAGCATGGAGTACAAATATACCAAGGCTATCAACCTTTTTTACTTCATCTGTTAGCAACGATTATTATTTAGCAGTATATAATGCTAATCCAACAGGCAGTAATTCAGCTATTCAATTTTGTATAGCATACGGTCATATAAATGGAACAGGATCTGTGCCATTAAATTCTTTAGTTCCGCAAAATACTCCTTCAAGAACGAATTATGGTCAATTCAGAAATATAGTATATGGAGATAACGAATCTAGAGTAGAATTTGGAGCAGCAGTAACTTCTTCTTCTGATCTTATAGCTATAGCTGTGGATCGTAATAGATATAAAGAAGCTCTGTTTCCGGGTAGTTTCAACTTGACTCTTACGTCAGGATCCACTACTCTTAAGTTAACCGACGATTCATTAGACACGTCTGTTGTAACTTATTTAGATTGCGGAAGAGCATATAACATAGTTTCTGGAACTTTTGGAACTGCAGCTAATTCCCCACTAATCTCAGGAGCTCCTGGAAAAGGATACACTCTTACTGGGTCCTATGGTACGTTTTTGCCTGATGTTGGATTAATTTTGCTTAATCCTTCAGCATTGAGAGCTTCTACAGATAAAGGTGGATTGGGAATGGCATTTTCTACAGCAGTAGGTAGTTCAGCTAATAACTCTTACAACAATTTAGAAGTATATAAAACAATAGTTTCAGGTAGTAACTTTACGTTAAGCTCTCAAGAGACAATATCTTCAGATTATGTATTCGTTAGAATAAAGAACTCAGAATACAATTACACAACGAATCCTTCTTTCATAACTGGTTCGGGAGATTTGTTATACTCTAATTATATAAACAGTCCACAAACTTATATGACTACTGTTGGTATGTATAACAACAATAACGAATTGTTGGCGGTGGCAAAACTTTCTAAGCCTCTCGTAAAAGATTTCACCAAAGAAGCGTTGATTAGAGTAAAATTAGATTGGTAAAAAAATATCTCTAATTGTCTCATTAACGAGAGAAAATTGTAAATCATGAGTAGAGCGTATAATACGTTAAAGGCATCCGATATATCTACTACGCCTATAAAATTAAAATATCTAGTAGGTATAGAAGCTGCTGACTTTAGCGCATATGGAATAAATGTTATTACAGGATCTAATGGACCTGTCACAATAACAGGATCAGTCAAACAAGATACTATTAATTTTAGAACCATTCGTCAATTATACTATCAAAACTATTTGACGGGATCTTTATTGTTTTCTGCTAGTTATTGGGATTCAAATCAACAATCAACGGCTTTTTCTGGGTCTTCTGATTACGAGAATCGATATTTTCCTACTGAATCTAACGCAACTATACAAGTCATATCTATACCTCCTATAGTTTTTGGAGAACAGATTTCTAGGAATAGTTTGACGATTAATGATGATGCGACCTTCGAGACCTATACAGATGATGGAAACGGCAATATATATGATTCTAATAATCAAAAAGCTGGGAATGTTATCTACTCTCAAGGTTTGATAATAATCACTTCTCAAAATTTATCTGCTATTCCCAAGGATTTTCAAATCTCAATAATATCTTTCTTAGCAGAGACAACGATCTATCAAAAAGAACATAGGTGTCACATAAGTGAGAACGATTTCAACTATACTCAGAATCTTAGCGCTGTAAAAATAGGTGGAACTGGATCTCTTTCGGACAACGTAACGGGCTCAGATTTTAGGCCATACACTACATGCGTTGGACTTTACAACGAAAGAAATGATTTGCTTGTTGTAGGTAAACTTTCAAGGCCATATCCAATTCCTCCAAATACAGATATGACTTTCGTAGTTAGATACGATACATAGATATTTATAATAAAAGGCTATGACAAATTGGTTGCATCAAGGTCAAGAGTACTTGACTCTAGAAGATTTTCCTGAAAACTGTATCGGATTCGTTTACAAGATCTATAACATAGACACGGGAAAAATATACATAGGTAAGAAAATACTACGAAACTTACTCACAAAGAAACTTACTCTCAAAGAAAAAGAATCTTGGTCGAAACCAGGAAAAGTTCCCAACAAAACCAAAGTAGTAAAAGAATCAGATTGGAATAAATACTATGGCAGTTGTAAACCTCTTTTGGAAGACGTTAAAGTTTTGGGTCCACACAAGTTCAAAAGAGAAATTATCGAATTTTGCTTCTCAAAAAAACAATTATCGTACTACGAAGTGTTCTATCAAATGGTATACGAAGTGCTGTCTACTGATTCGTACAATGAGAATATTCAAGGCAAATGGTTCAGACGGGACGTTAAGCAACTCAATGAAAACCAATAAGTTGCAACGCGTTGATTGTCAATGAGTTACCTGTCTCATTTGGAGCTCACCCATTAGTCCCCATTCTGTCAAAAAAGCTCATTAATAGTAACCATAGGACAAAAAGAAAGGGAGCTACCATGAGCTCCCCATCAATTATGTGATAGTTTGTTTATTACTACTTTCTAATTCCTGATAATTTTTGCATTCTGCGGATTTCTTGAAGAGATTCTTTTTTCACGTCACCTGATTTTGGATCTTTGAAATTTACCATTCCTTTTTGAAGCAGTGTTAATTTATCTGTAGGAGCTCCACCTTTATCTGTTTGAGGCATATCAGCTCTACCAGGAGAACCAGCAACAGGCTTATTTTTGCTTATCAACATTTTCAGATTGTTATATATGCGTTTTGTGATAGACGCGTTATCTTTTTCTCCGTTTGCTGCCCAAATCTTTTTAGCTTTATCTGAAAGTTTGGAATTAACTGCATCTGCAACTTGTTTTTCTGTAACTCCATTAAGAATGTTTATGCCCTTTGGATCAGCAGAAGGAACTTCTCCAATTTTGGCTGCAATTGCTGCGTGAACTATCTTTAGTATTTCGGTTGGTTTTAAATTTCCTTTAATGTCCAAATTTTCCATTTTCGCATTTGGATTTGCTGCGTATACTTGACTCCATCTGTGGTGACCATCTATAACGTATTTTCCATTATAGGTAACTATTGGGCCTCCAACGTTTGCTGTACCTTTAAGTATGCTTTGAAGACTATCGTATTGATCAGAAAGTATATTCGCTATGCTTTGATCGAATCCAATTTCACTTTGAGTTGGCAACAATCCTTTAACAGCAACGCTGCCTTTTGCGTAAGTGATCTTTTCATCACCTGGGTTTCCATCAGTTGTACCTGCTTTTAGAATAGCTTGAACCTTTGGATCAGATGCAATCGCTTTGAATTGACTTACGAATCCAGAAACGTCTTGAGTTTTGAAAGCTGCTGCAAGTTTACCTGCAGCGTCGCCACCTTTTGCTGGTTGCTCTTCATCAGCCTCTCTTAGATTTTCTATGATAAGCTTTAAAAGTTTCATGTTTGTTTTCATTGAATTTTTTATTAATAAATATTAAGTAATTACGCAAGTAGTTTTAAAATGTATTTTTTAACTTCTCCTCCTTTTATGGCCGCTAAAGCAGTCTCTAGAGTAGCAAGAGAAACTTGTTTTGCTTGTATAGCTTTTACAGCGGTTATTCCTGCGTTTATCAACATATACGCTACAATTATATGATATATAAAACTTGAAACTTTTTTCGCCTTTTGTTCGTCTTTTACAAACGATCTAATAGACAATTCTAAAGGCTTTATATATAAACCATGTAATTCATCTGCTATTCTACCCATTTGTTGGAAATATCTTTCAGCTCCAGTTTGATCGTCTGGTTTCTTTCCTAGAATCTTATTGATTACACTTGAAGCGTATTTACCGAATTTCGCAATGAGTCCTAATATTGGCGGAATGGCTAGAGCTACTCCTACGTAAGTTAAAACGCCTTCTTTTTGTTCTTTAGATTTGTCCTCTATAGTGTCTTCGATGTCGCTTATAAGATCTCCCATTTGAGACTTTAATTGAGAGACTACAGAATCCACTTTTTGTTCTGACTCGGCTTCCAATAAGATATGCATTAATTTCATACTTATAAATATTATTAATTTGTTGATTTAGCTACGATATTTCCACCCTCCCACGATCCATTTTTTATGGATATTCCGTCTTCGTTTGCGTAAGCTGTCCATTTTCCTGGAAGTTTATCGATGTTTCTTTTTACGTACGCTAAATACAAACGACCTCTGTGTGAATCGAATTGAGCATCTGAACTTGTATCTGATTTTGGAAGGATATTAATTTCTTTGATTTCGAATGTGTCACTAACTTTTCTAACGAAGTCTTGAACGCAAGCAATTACTGTGGCCATTACTCTATACTGTTCGTTTAGATTTGTGTCTTCATCGCTATCGTTAACTGTAAAACTAATCCAAACTTCCATTACGTGAGATGGGCCTATTTGTTTTGGTTTTGGTTTTCCTGGAAGTTGAAGAGATAGTCTTCTACGTCCCATCGCTTCTATATTTATATCGTAGGTTGCGCTGTCGCTTTGAGCAGTGTATCCAAAAACAGAGGGCCCAACCATATTCATACCGCTTTTTTTGTTATCTATAACAGATGCAAATTGTTTTGCTAACGTAGAGATATCGCCTTTTGAACTCCATACAAATGGTTTCGCAGAAGCGTCTCCTATTTCTTTAAGTATATTTAGTAACTTCACGTTTATAAATATTAAGCCTCTTCGTACATTAGATTCCTTTCAGCGATGTTTTGTAAAAAGTCTGAATGATTGCTAAGATTGAAGTCATCTGAGAATATCCATGTGTATGGAATATTTTTAGTTGGTTTTTTGGCTCCATGATGGATACTTATGTGCTTCCAGAAAAAACAAGTTTTATCTTCTACATTTAAATACTTCTGTTCTCTCATGGGATTTCTAGAATCGTTCACTAAAATGTCCATCTGATACAACCAAGTTTCTGCTTGTTTATTTTCTGGAATAAATAAACCATTCTCATTAATAGAATATTTAACTTTACCATTAAGATTTTGTCCACCGAAGATTTGATGAAGTCCATCAAAGTGACCAGTACCACCAAAAAGAATAGATTCAGGATCTACTAAGTGAGGATACGCCATAGCAATATATCGTGCAGTGTTCTTACATGGATATAAAGGACTTCTAAAATTCTGATGCTCTTTAAAATAAGATTCCAAAGCTTTAGCAAACTCCATCATAGTCCATTTTCCTCTTTCGCCTCTTTCTACAGATCCTAATAAACTATCAGCAAGAAATGTAGCAGCTGCATGAGGACCACTCAGAAGCCACTCCTTTACATTTGTGCCTTTAGGATAGTATATCTGAAACAAATCATTACGAGCGTGTCTATTGCTTTGAAAATGATTACGAGTACTCCATATGCCTTCTTCCATTAATTTATTTAGAGTTCCCCAATGTTCGTTAGAAAAACTAAAAACAAGCGTATAGAATAATCTCAACTCATTATCAGTAATAGACTTCATTAAGTCGCAGAATGGATGCTCATGCCAATGTAAACGATGCGAGAATATTTGATATTCATCTTTTAATAAACTATCTTGACGATCATCAAAAACTCTACAAAATTCAAAGAACTTGTCTAGTCTCTGGTCTAGCGACCAATTGGCCATCCAACTGTCTTTTGGTTTTTTTCCTTTAAATTCAACTTCACAGGTGTTTTGATATAAGATGTTAGTCATTGTATTTGATTGTTAAATTGAAACTCTTTTACTTTTTCTTTGTATTGTTCTGCAGTGATTCCTACAGCTTTAATGATCTTATCGTCTGATGGATGATCGGTTATGCCTTTGAATGTTGGAGTCAATCCAAGATCTAACATAGCCTTTTGTCTGCCATAAGGGTGATTTGTAATACCACAACTGTTCCACAAGTTGTCGTAGTCTAAATGTCGATAATCGTTACCAGGTTTTACGTAGTTTTCTACATAACGAATAAAGTCACAGGTAACGTCCTCGCTATTGTAAGGATATGCTCCAGTGTCTTCGTATATCTTTTTTGTTATCTGATCTAGAAAAGCTTCTTGAGGAATGCCTTTGTATTTCTTTGCCAAATAGTTTAAACACTCTATAGCGTTCGTACCGTAATAGAAAGGACTTTCTTTGTTTATATACTCAGGAAACCAATCTGCAATGTCGGCTATAAAAGCAGAGTATTGAAATTTAAATATTCTAAATCCTCTTTCTTTATTCCAAGCAAACATAAAATCTCCAACTTCTCTAAAGTTCTTTTTTCTATTTCCGCTTTCTAAGAAAGCAAGAACATCGACCGCCAATTGAGGTACCCATTCGCAAATGAAATAATCTCCTCCTCTTTTGTAATTGCCTTGAGGTTTTGGAAACGCAGCAATTTGATAACCAACTGAGGTGTAAAATGGAGATATGCGATTCTTTATCTTCTCAACCATCTGAGGAATATCATCGCACTCATGTAGATCGAATAGAATACTATTGTGATAACCACTAGGTTTCTTAGCATAATTGATAGCCGATCCAGTAAGACGATGCACTAAAAATAAAAAGAACCATGCTTCTGTATTTAATTTGCTTCTTTTGCCTGTCCACAACGGAGCTATCTTTTTTCTTGGTTCGCTAGCCAATCCAGCTTCCATGCGTTTCCAATAAGGATGATCTTCGCTCCAACCATAAAATATATCATTAACTATTTGAGAGAATCCAGCGTATTTCCTTTCTACTACATCGTAGAGTTCTACGTGTTTCATTAGATCGTCTGGTATCGATGATTCAGTGTGAGGAATGAGGCCTAAATTACACTCTTCTTGTTGTGTTTTTGCTAGTGCATAGTAGCGTAAAAACTCCGGATAATAATCCGTCATTGTAAGTAAACTCATAACGTTTTTGTTTTTTATAAACTATTAAATAGTATGTTTATTAATTTAATCAATTTAATTGACTAGTGTTATAGCTTTTGGTGGTATTTCTCCTAGATATACTATTTCATCTGATTGCTTATAATAGTCGTTTCTAGATATTTTTTTGCCTTTTTTTACGTCCATCATTAATCTTAAAGGTATTTCAATTCCAATTGAGAATAAATTTGGATCTAATTTAGTGCCGTCTATCTTTAATAGTACACTTTCATATTCGTAATAATCAGGAAGATAGTGTAAACTGACAATCGAAGAAATATCACTTAGAGACGTTAACCAAACGCCCTTAAACAGCTCTCCTTTCAAAGCTCCAGCATGCATAGACGCTTCTGGTTGCGATGGTATTAAGCCTTGTTTTTTTACATTATTTATGTAAGCTTGCCGTAATGCCAAATGATATAAGGGTTGACGAACGTTAAATGGCTCATCAGATTGAATGGATTGTAAATAATCCAGTCCAACTCTCATATCTTTTTTAGTTTCATTTAGTATGTCAAGTAGTTTCATATAAAATAAATATATTAATATTTAGATTTCATTCTTTCCCGCATCGCATCTAATTGTGCGCGCAGCGCTTGTTCGTCTGTTGTCATAGGTTGTTCGCACATGGTCCACTCTTCTTTGCAGTGACCTATTCCTAGTATTTTCACGTGTTTGGCTTTTTTCTGACCTAGTGCGACATATTGAGTAACTTCTATAGCCTCTTTTTGAGTTCTCGCCATAACGCAACACACATAGTCCTTGCAATTTTTCCAATTTGGAACTACCTCTCTACTGTCTTCGAAATGTAAATAATAAACGCTCATAGGTTTCCAAGGTTTGCTCTCTCTGATAAGTCTCTCTTTTTCTACTCTTGCCCAATCAACGTACCAATTCAGAACGTGGTCGTCTACTTCTATATCGTAATCGTAAAGCTGAAACACCTTCCAAGAGTCAAGAGCGTATTTGCCGATTCCTTTCATTTTGGCTAACTCTTCTACTGGAATGTTTGTGCCACCGAATTTGTCTACTGCTGCTATCCATTCGAAAGCAAACTGTCTCCATGCCTTAGCTCTTTTGTTGTAGAAGCCTAAAATTTTTATCATCTGAGCTATTTCCGATTCTTCTGCCAATACAAAACTCTCTGCATCAGGAAACCTATTGAAAAACTCTTCGCGTATCTGGTCGACTTGTTTGTGACTCGTCTGATTGAGCATAAAGCATATCATGAGCATCTTGAATGGATCGTCTCTGTATTGCTCTTGTCTTGTGTTGTAAGGGGAAATATCTAATCGCATAACTTTTATTTAATTAAATATAATAAAAAACCCCCAAAAAGAGGGCTTTATCTTTTGTGTTGCATTATTTTATTAAGCAATAATCATGTCATCAAGTTGATCTTTCAAGAATTTTTTGATATCGATAGAATCAAATCCTTCGTTATCCAAATCTTGAGCGATTGCCATAACAGCTTCTTTAAATTTAGCAAGTTCTCTTTGATCTACAAGACCTGAGATTCTACTTGGTTTTTCCATTTCATCATCATCGTATTCCCAACCTTTATCGGCCGTCATACTTTTATAGTCGTCTTCTCTTATACCCTTTTTTACCATATCTACTGCCATGTCCTCAGAAGAATCATATTGAGTTCCCATATAACCTTCATCAAAAGTAGCGTCATCAAGATTCTCCACTTGATTTTTATCAGTAATCATATAATATACGTCGGCTGGATTCATACCGTATTCGTCAGCAAGCATCTCTTCAATTTCTTCAGACTGCATATTAGCAGGAATTGCTTTCTCATAAACTGTACCAGATCCATAATCTAATACAAAAAGAGTTTTCATTCTTGGCAAACCTTCATGTAAGCCTTGAAATTCTCCCATTCCTGGAGCTTTAATAGGACTCTTCTCGTAATCAGTACTTGTAGGATTTAGATTAGCATCTTCAACCATATCAAGATAAGGAGCGATTGCCGTGATGTACGCTTTTATATTAGGAAAATCATCTTGATCTAAGACTTTCAACATTTGGTGAGAACCTTTTACAGATTGAAATTCTACTGGAGTGCCTTTGCCGTCCCAACCTGGAGTAGCAACAACCATAGCGTCTGGAATATCTGCATGAGACCAAACAATTATGCCTGGATATTCGTAAGACGCTTTCCAATCGCCGTATTCAGGTTGCAAACGATCAATATCAGCTATCCATTTATTTGGACGAGATTCTTCGTCATAATTCGCCATATCTGTAGGATCAAAGTTAGAATTTCTTGTTTGAATAGGAGCTTCGTGAATAGGCGCAATAGATCTAACTCCGTTGAATCCTTCGAATGCTTCATTTATTTTTCCTTTTTTCAAGACTTGTTTTTTCTGAGTCAAAGGATTATCTTTAAGATATTTTTGTAAATTAAAATCTTTCATTATTTTATTTTTTTATTAATAAATATGTGAACATTGCGAATATTATTGCATAAATGGTTCGCCATCTACGGTTATAGAAACCATTTTGTGAGGTCGCTTAGGATCGTTACTGATTTTTGAAATGAATGCTTTAGGACTCTTGACTTTATCGTAAGTTTGAGAGAAGCCATCTGCATATATTATAGTTACTTCGTGTCCTCCTGGTATTAACGATAGAGGATTCTTTCTATATTTGTCTTTTACGTAAATGTGTTTTTTCATAACTAATTATTTTATTGTGATTGTAGTTGTTACTTTTTTCTCGATCTGAACCGAATTACCGGCTTCGAATATCATGTACTTATTAACGTCTCTGTCTTCGCTGAAGAACAATTCCAATTCTGATTTTGTAAGAATGCCTTCTAACACAGAAAATTCAGATACGACTGCGTACATAGTTTCTTTAGGTTTATTTTGAGCGATTATGTGATCAGCTAAAGCATCTATTTCTTTTTGTAATTCTTTTGTTGTGTCTGAAATAACGCCAGCTTTTTCTAACAAATCATAATATGCCCATTGATAACAAGATGCGCCATCGCCATTTTTTTTATGAAAATACTCTGTAGCTAAATTATCTAGCTCATTAGCCGTAATGTTGTATTTCTTTAAGACGCAACACATGGATTCATATTCTTCTTTAGATATTACCGTTACGGAATTACTGTGCGATTTTGATTTAGGCATTTCAATATTATCGCGCTTCCAATTTGAAGGACGAACAACACTCCAAAGTCCATTTGGCAATTTAATTAAGTGACCGCTTTTGGTTGGAATAACGAAATGACCTTTTGGTGAACCAATATTTTTTTTACGTTGTCCACCAAACATTGCACTCCAATATGAATGGTAAGTAAACGCGCACGCATAATAGCCACGATTCTCTCTCTTATCGAATGAACCCGTACCGTGAGTAATTTCATAAGCAAACTTGATAATGTCTGTGTAACGCATTGCATTACCGTTGTCTTCAATGTGTCTAAACACTCTTTCCTTCTTCGTCATAACTTTTTGTTTTTTTGTTTTATTGTTGTTAGATTGTACTCTGTCGTTTTCTGCTCGTAAGAAAGCACTTATAATATCTCTGTTAACAGTGTAAATATATTTTCCGCTCTCGTAATTCTGAGTAAGAAATTTATTTTTAATTAACCAATAACGGATAGGATCGTATTGTCGACTCACATAAAGAGTTTTATTTTTCTGATGTCGATCGTGAGAAGGCTTGAGATAGGGAAACTTAATCAATTCAATTCTTTTGTCTAAAGCAGCACGAGTAACGATAACGTCTACGTGAGAGTACAAAATGTCCGCTAATACTTGTTTTGCTTGCGAAAGACTGCGATTAGATAGTGCCATAACTTATTAATTTTTTTTATTATATACCGACCGATATTGGGCGATTAGGGTAAAAGTACTGCTTTGCTACGACGTGGAGAAATTAATAAGCGACTATTTTTGAAAATACTTCAGGGAGAACCAATCAGTTACATATATTTTTTTTATTAATACATAACTGATTGGATCTTAGTTATCACAAAAACATTTCTTGCTCTTTCAATATCTCATACGCTCTTGCTAGTCTCGTCATACCTATACCAGCTCCGAATCTTGGAAAGAAATTAAAAGATAAAAACTCTTCTAACTCTTTTTCTACTCTTTCTTTTCCGAACAGCTCGAATAATTTAGCGCAGTAGTTTCCATTCTCTATCGTGTAGAACATCTCTCTCATCTTTTCTACGTCGCAACTTCTTTCAGCGCTACCTATCGTTTCTTGTCCGTACAAGATTACGTCTATCTTATTGAATACTCCGCCTCCTTGATGTTTCATATTCCAAAACGGATTAGTTCTGATTGGGAAGTTTTGTAAAGATATAACAGAACCTATTTCATTCCACATTTTTGTTTCGTGCTCTGCTTCTAAAATAGAAGTATCGTATTTGTTACACAAAGAATCGTAATCAACTTGCGTTGGTTTATCGAATCCCAGGTGAGCAAGCAATTCGTTCTCTAGATTTTCTAGATCGATCATATTGCCCTTACTTTCAAACTCAAACATCGGAAAAATCAATTCGTGTCTGCCTGCAATTGGATTTTTTTCTTGTCTATAAGAAGTCGTTAAACAAAATACTCCTGGCCATTCAGGATTTTTAAGCAGTTCGTACTCTAACCACATTTGCCCTGTTTGCGGTAATGGCCATACTTCTCCTTGATAGGCGAAAGTAGTAATAGAGTGTGGATTTTCGCAAGCCGCTAAGATCGATAATCTTGATTGCGCGGGTACTTCCTTGTAGCCTTTTTCAAGGAAGAAAGTTCTCATTTTTTGGACTAATTCGTCGTAGATTGTTGTGTTGTACATAGTTTTTATTTTTGTTCGATAATAAGCATAAAAAAAGGAGAATTAATATCTCCTTTCTATTTTTTATAATAAATTTAACGCTCGATTTTTCATAATATCCATTATAAATATAAACAAAAATACTAAGAATCTACTTTTTTTGAAATTTTATTTTGCTCGTATTTTAATCCTTTAATTAGATATGATGCTGTTGAGTAATTGGTTACTAACGGTATATCGTATACATTACACAATCTCATTAACATATGTATATCTACTTCGTGAGGATGGGAATAGAGCGGATCGATAAAGAATATAACTGCGTCGACACTGCCTTCTACCAATCGAGAGGCTATTTGAGCGTCACCTCCCAATGGTCCTGATTTTAAGCACTCTACGTTCTCTAATCCTGCATGCTTCATGTGCGTGCCTGTGGTGCCTGTGGATATGATCTTGATGTCTTTGCGTTTAAAAAACTCAATTCTCTTTAGAACGAATGCTACTATGTCCGCTTTTTTATTGTCGTGTGCTACTATAGCTATTGTCATATATTTTTATTTGGTTGATTAGAATCTTGGTCCAATAGCGTCCTTCATAGTTATCTCTACTGTGTCTCCTCTGTGTATGTTGTGATTTGGATACCTAAACCATATAGTTGTGCCTGTCCACCACTCCGGTCCTTTCTTGTTACTTCTTGGTCTAATAGATGCTGTGTTATTCTTTTTATAGATTACTTCATCCACTACAACACAATACCTTGGCTCAGGACGA